CTGGCGGCGCCCCTGTTGGGCGGAAGCCCGATCGTGCGATTGATCGTGTTGATACCCCTGGCGACCTTCTGTGCCGTGTTCTCATCATCGAAGGGTGGCCTTGAGGTGCCAATATCACTGCCGGTGTGCTCGAAGGGCTTATCCGGTCTCACAGGAGGCTTATTCGGAACGTCGATCTCGCCGCCATCCTGGCGTCTCCTCACGCCGCCGCCGCGCCGCATGGCACCGGGGGCACCGCCACCTGAGATCACTGGCGGTGGCGCTCCTGCCGGTACCGGCACCGATTCGCCAGCGAAGTTCGTGCCCAAACCGCCCGCGAATGCCGGCACCGGGCCGGGCGGCCCTCCCGGCAGGCCTGCTGCGATGGCCGGCGGAGGAGTGTTGGCGGTGGCGAGACTGCCGCTCATGTCACTGATCCCAGCCATGGGCTTGAGACCAGCCGCCGCGAGATCGTCCACGCTGGCGCTCTTCGGCACCCTCGGGACCGTCGTATCGCTGTCGGTTGGCCCGCCGCCCTGGCGCTTCTTCACCGCGCCACCGGGCTTGAGCCCACGCGGGCCGGGCGTGTAGCCGCTGTAGAGCGGGGCGCCCCTATCCTTGCGCAGCGCGTCGGGAATGATCAGCGGCAGGTCCATGCGCCTGCCCTGGAAGCGCTCCTCGACCGTCGGCGCACCTGCCTGCGGGCCGGGCTTGAAGCGCTCGGCACCGCCGATCACATCTCCAACAGGACGAGCACGCGAATCATCGTCAGGCTCCTCCAGCCGCTTGGCCGTTGCACCGCCAGCCTGCCGCTTGGCGATGCCACCCTTCTTGAACTTCTGCTCCACCTTGCCGCCGGCCGGCGCATGCGGCTCATTGGGCGAGATCAGGTCGGCGTCGGCCTTGGAGACCACGCCACCGCGCTTGTAGGCCTTGCGGTCGGCACGCCGACGTGCGGCACCGCCGTAGGCCCGGCCATAGAACGGCAGTTTCTTCTTCTTCTTCTTGGGGTCGTCCTTCATCGGCGCACAAAGCCTCCCCGCCTGAAGTGGGGCTCGCGATCGGCACGCTTGCCCGGCGTGCCACCACTCACCTTTGCGTGGAATGTGTTGCCGGTGACGCGCTTGGGACCGCGCGTCTTGGTCGGGATCGCGCCGCCCTTGCACGGATCAGCTGCCTCGCCGACGAAGTCGTCACGCAAGTCGCGCGGGGAGTTCCCAATCGGACCAGAGGGTGGACGTCCAGCCATCAGAGCCTCCCCGCATGTGACGTCTCAGCTCGTCGGATAGCTGCCGTACACTCCGCGCCAATCGAAGTAGCTAAAGGCATACCTTTCTCGACCCTTTACCTTTAAGTTATCGGTATCGAAGTCGACATACATATCCATTTCGAATGGTACCCTATCGTAGTATATCAAACCCCTTTTGTCGGTCTTGATAAACCACGCGAAGTTCGACGTCAGAAACTCGTTGACGATGTAGTCGCGCAGTCCGCCGCCGACGTGCTGGATCGCGTTCACGTCGTTGTCGTTGGTGCCGGGACGCAGCTCAGTGCGCAGGAGACGGACGATTACTTGCTCCAGGGCAGCAGGAACAAGCACCAGCTCGGCCCGCGCACTGATCTTGATATTGCGCTCATCGACCCAGTTGTTGCGGATCACCGTCATCGCGGTGAGCAGCGAACTCTCATTGAGGTCGATGTCGGCCGCCGGACGATTGCCGACGCTGCCTGAGTCGGTGGGGTGGTCTGTCGCGAACAGTGCCTTCTGGTCGCCGCCGACGGTCTGATCGAACACCGTGCCGGTGTTGAAGATGTTCGCGGCATATATCTCCTTGGTCGTAGCAAACACGTCCTGCAGACCAAGGTTAGACGGATTAAACTCCGCCTTATATTGATTATCTTCAACGGCGCGCCGGGTGATGATGTAGCCGAGACTCAGCTCCCGCATCTCGGCGCTGTACATCCAGCGCTCACCGGCTCTCTCATCAAAGTAAGTGGACTGACCCTCGCCCTTCTCGCGCGCGAGCGGCAGGTATGCCATCTGCGTGCGGCGCTCCAGCGCCATCTTGGATGTTCGCTTCTCGAAGAGGCGAGACCACTTGGTCTCGATCTTCTTGTAGCGCCCTTCCACGGCGGCGAGGCCGGGGAACAGTTCGTTCTTGATCGATGCCATGTCGATTGCCATGACCTATCCCTCCGTTGTCCTTGCCAGCCGTTACGTCGCCAACAGCGTCTTCGAGTAGTGGAGGTTCCACGCGACCTCCACGATGTTGTTGGCCGAGGCGGCGTCGTAGCCGTTCTCGCCGACGTTCACGCCATTGTTGCCAAGGCCGACGATCCTGAGCGGCAGCGCATCGCTGCCCGTGCTGACAGCAGGAGTGCCGAGCGCCCACTTGGAGAAGCCGGTGGTGCTAGCGTTGTAGACGAGGGGCGCATTGGCGCCGACGTCGGTCAGGGTGATCGGCCCGGTAGCCGCCATGACCTCAAACACCACGAACGGGTCATCGATGACGAAGACGTCGACCAGCCCGAGCGCACCCGAGCCCGGCCAGTAGTTCGTCCAGATCGGATAGCCGAGCGCCGAGCTGAGGTAGTGGAAGGCCTCGACCACGCCGATGTTGATGAGCTGATCGCCTGCCGCGATCGTGGAAACAGCGACGGTGCCGTCGGCAAGCGACTTGACGACGTCGCCCCGGTTACAGGCGCCGGCATTGTTCTGCATCTTGCGAGTAGTGTGATTGGACGTCCAAGCCGCACCATCGCCACGACGGATGGCGCGGAGTCCGAACGGAGCATTGATGTTCGCCATAAGCTGGCCTCCCCTGTGCAAGGGTTACCGGCCTTGGCGAGCTTCGCCTCAGTCCGAGCTGTGGATGTGCCCAGCGTCCAGGCGGTGGACGCTCTACCCGACTATTCGTCGGGAATGCTGATCGCCTCACGCTGAGTGCGGTTGGCGTACACGACCCGCTCTGAGTGCCCGTCGGGCGTCTCGGCGATCTTCGTGCGGTTCACCTGCATAGCGCGAGTCGCTTCCAGTATCTCCTCATTCCTGGCCTGCAATGTCAAGCGCATCGGCCGTTCCATCAGGATCATGTCCTTGACCACGACCGGGCCCTGGGCGCCAAGAGCCGCGAACCGGCCAGGGAAGTGATGGTGCTGCACCGGCCGCCAGCCCTGGTCCTGGTACATCCTGGTCTCGGCGTAGTCGGGCTTGCCGTAGGTCTCGAAGCGTTTCCAGTTGAAGTCGATCTCGTTGTTGACGTTGCCCTTGGTGGGGTCGCCCCTGGTGGGGGCGTACTTCGCCATGATGTCGGCGATGTCGAACGGATCGATGGCGGCATTGCCCTGGTGACGGCGCTCGCGATCGGGGTCGATGCGCAGCTCGCCGTGCACCTCGGAACGTAGTATCTGTTCGCCAGCAGCGAGACCTCCCGCGAGGCCGCCCTCGTGCGGAGCTTCGCGGAACGGGGAAGGGACTTCGATCATGTGGCCTCTCACGTAGCTCAGGTGATGGGGGTGATTCGGCCCTCAGCGAGGAGCCGCACGTAGTTGCGCGCCCACTCGCGCGGCTCGACGCCTTGTTCCTCGGCGAGGCGGCGCATCTTCGGGGTCATCACGAAGGTGCCGTTGCCGCCACCTCCGCCACCGGGACCGCCCCCGCGCGAGACCGGCGCCGCCCCAGCCATGGTGGGGTTGGGTGCACCACGCGGAGGATTACCCCCATTGCTGTGGGGTTGCTGTGCCATGATCGACCTCTCGATGTACTCGAAGTAGCCGGGGGTATCGGCCTTATAGCCCTCGTCCAGGGCGCGCTCGTGCGCGTCTAAAGCCACCCGCTTGATGGTGCCGTCGCTGCGTACGATGTCGGGGTGGTTGCGGATGAACTGCTGGGCCGCCTCGCTCTTGCCTTGGACGGCACGATCCATCCCGGTGAGCTGTTGCTGTGGCTGTTGCGGTTGCTGCGGTGGTTGACGCTGGCGCTGCCGGTTCTGAGCCTCGGCATTCTCGCGCTGCTGCACCAGGACCGCTTGGTCGCGCTCCAGCACGGCAAGGTTCCCACCCAGCCGGCCGATCTCCAGGTTGAGCGCCTGGGCGCGCTTGAAGTCGCCGTCGACCATGGCCTGCTCGGCGCCATTGGACAGCGCGACCATCTTGTCCTGGACGGCCTTGATCTGGTTCTCGGTGTACAGCTCGTAGGTGGAGACGCCCCTGCGCTCGGCCTCCTGGGCGAACATGATCGCTTGGTCGCGCTCGCTGGCGATCTGCTGCGCCACCCTGGTGACCCGGATGCGCTCGGCGCGCTCGGCCTCGACCTGCCGGTTCAGCTCGGCGAGGCCGTCCGAAGGTGGCGGGGATGGACTGGGGACCGGAGCTGGCTTGCCGCCTCCCCGCGAGGAAGCCGCAGTCGCTGATTCGGTTGTGCTCGGGTTGTCTTCTTCGTCCAGGTTAACGATCAGGTTCTCGTTCTCCCCAGCGGTGGGATTAACCTCGTCTGCCATAACTGCCTCCACGCCAGTGCGTTGGCGCTAGTAGATTAATCTTGGGTCCTTGATGCGAGCGACGATCTGCAGGTCCTTTAATCGTCGGCAGTGCAACCGCTCGATGGTGAACTGACGCCCTTCCATGATGTCGTACATCACCCAGTCGCCGACCTCGACGTCCTGGCCCTGGAAGTCGACGTGGGCGTCATTCTTGAATGCCAGCGGCCCCTTGGCGACCACCAGCCCTACCTTGCCCTGCCACAACGCCTCGTCGTGGGTCTTGTCCGGCAGGTAGAGCCTGTGGCCCGTAGCCGTCTCCAGGTAATCGGGCAGGAAGTAGGTGGCGGTGATCACCCAGTTGTGGAACGCCTGGATGTTGTCCTTGAGCAGCTCCCAGCGATCGAGCAGGAAGCCCCTCGGGTCGTCCCTGTAGTCTTCTTTCTCTTCGTCGGTGCGCCAGGGCGGCA